AGCAACTTTCTGTGCGAAAGATTTTTCGTTGTCGAAACTTACTGATTCAGCTAGTGATGTTAGCTTTTCAACTTGTGTTTCTGCTAAGTCTTTTGACGCTTCACGGATAACCGCTGCACGCTTCAAAGATACTAGCTCTTCACTAATTGCCATAGCTTTTGCTGTAGCTTCGTTAACTTGAGCTTCTAACTCTTCGTTAGCTTCTGCTAATTCATCAACTAGGTCGATTTTGGAATCAGGAACAGCAATATAAGATTCTGTGAACACGTCTTTCAACTTGCCCATAAAGCCTTCTGCAATCTCGGTACGAAGACCTGAGTGGATTGCTAGTTTGTTGTCTTCCATCCATTGCTCAACTACATAGTTAAGATAGCTGTCTACTTTCTCTACAAGATCTGCTTTCGTTGTAGATACTTCTTCTGCTAATTGCTCAGCATATTCAGTTTCTAAACGATCGATCTCTTCAGAGATTTTTGACTTAACCGCTGCTTCAAAAATTACCGCTGTTTTGGCTTTAAATTCTTCTGACAATGTTGCCTCAGATTCTACAAGCGCATTCAGGTCGTCACTAAAGTCTCCATCAAAATCTACATCTTCGGCCTTCATTGCCTTGCCAGCAGCTTTTAATTCAGACGGTTGGCTGTTACTCTTGTCACCCTTACGCTTTGGCGCTTTAGGTCCCTTCTTCTCAGCTGCATCTACAGATGCAATTGATTGAGCTTCAGCATTCTTCGGATCGTGAGCTTCTTCGATTTCCTCGTCGAGCACAACATCCTGGTCTACTTGATCAGTCATAATTGACTCCTTACAATTTAGTTTTCATTAACGAGAGGAAATTCTTAAACTCACGCGTCTGAGTCTCATAGAGATCAGCACGTGGAGCCTTCTTAATTTCAGTCTCCATTTGTTCAATTACTTGAGGTTCAATAATGCCATTGTTCCAAACCCATTCTACACCTTCCATTATTCCATTTACAAAAGCTGTTGGTGCTGATGGATCTTGTACGATATCAACCGTATTAAGAACGAAGTCGTCTTTGACGAACATTATGCCATTTTTTTCCTCAAGGCTACCCATACCACGAGTTGACACTCCTAGTTGAACACCACCTTCAAGTAATCCCTTAACGATATTACCCATTGGAGTATCCAATACTTGTGCCTTTCCTACAACATCATTTCCTTTCCAAGAAAGTTCTGTGATCTTGTGTGAAACTTTATCCAGATTTACAGTCGGTCCTTCTGGGTGATTCAATTCACCTACCGCTCTGTTCTGGGAAACTTGTTCTGTAACGTACTTATCTACTGCGCCTTCCATTATGGCTTTTGGATAGATACGTCCATTTCTATTCTTTGCTTCGGACTGCATGAACACGCCTTCTATGAAGTGGTTCTTTGTACCGTCTTCTTTAGCTTCTACAATACATTCAATGTTTTGTTCGTTATATTCTGCTATTAGTTTCATGCTCTTGCGTCCCAATATGTTTTACTGATCTCTCCATGATCTACGTTACCGCTACCTACTCTGCGACAACGTACATATACGGAATGACCGTGTGAGGTTCTTATACCATTCGTTGATTTCTGCCACAATGCACGCATTGGGTGATTAACACCTGGATCAGGCGGAGCATTGTCATACTCATATTGATCGTTATTAGGTATTGCTACGAATGCCATTTTTAACCTTTATATGTTTTAACAAACTGTTTAGCCATTTTCTCAGCTTCACGCTGAGTCTTATAACTATCTAGTCTATCACCATCTAAGTAAACCACATAACCCATTCTCTCTTTATGGATCATCACAGGTATGCGATCTATTTTTTTATTAAAGACCATTTGTCCTGAAGGATGTCTACCTAGTTTTTCTCTTAACTCAGCGAACGTTCTCATTCCAACTGCCTTATCATGTTTATGGTTTATTTATAATAAAATATTATTCGAGATCTTCGTCGTCATCTTCCATGTCTAATGCTTCTTCAGCACCAGCATCAAGCTCTTCTTCTGACTCATCTTCTATCTCATCATCTGCGTCTAAGTCTAACTCATATACATCAGGCTCTGTTTGAGCTTCTGATCCAATACCATTAAACATCTGATCAGCAATCTTTACCTTCTCTTGTTCTAGAGATTGGTTCATTACATCACCCATGATATCTTTAAATGTAGGAGCCGCTGATGCGAAGTCCTGATCTAATACTTGGTCAATAAAATCTGATACTTCTACCATTTTATTCTTCCTCTTCCGTTTCAATTTCACCAGATGCTACTTCATCTGCTATTTGCTTCTTCATATCGTCCATTTGAGAGTCATCCATAAATAGAACACTCTTCATGACATATTCTTTAGAGAAGAACTCTCCAACATACTGTTGCATCATATCAAGAGTTTGTAATCTCTCTCTTAAAAGTTCTGCTTCTTTTAGTTCTGTAAAGTGACTATCACGTACATACTCTACAGAAATATCTTCTTTCCAGTTATTCCAATCTTCTTCTGTAATAATACCTTTAAGAATTAATTGCTTCTTAACAATATTATAGAACAGATTATCAAAACGAGCTCTTAGTCTATCAATAAATTTCTGGAACTTAAGTTCGTCTCTTGTGATCTCTGTTGATCTACCTAACGAGAATTGAGACTCTTGCTCAAGTCTATTGATAGGTACATTCAATGATCTATATAGGCGTTTCTGGAAGTATACGATATCATCAATCTGACCTAGATTCTCTCCGCCAGGTAATGTAGATATCTCTGTGCCTCTACCACCTTCACGTCTTGGAAGCCAGAAATCTTCTAGCATAGACATATGCTTACGATCATCTCTGATAGCACCTGTGTTAGCATCATATACTAACTTGTTACGGTACTTAGTCATGATGTTCTTCATATACTCTTCTGATTTACCTTTAGGTAGATTACCTACATCAATATAGAATATACGACGCTCAGGAGCTCTAGCTAGTCTGTAAATAACTAACGAGTCTTCCATCATACGTAATTGGTTGATTGGTTTTAGAGCTTTGTGAAGATGTGATACAACCTTCTTACGAGCTTCATCTAATAAACCAGATGTAACATAAGAAACAGAATCAGGAGTAATCTTAATACCTTGATTAGTTGAACCAGCCTTCTCTTGATAGATATAGAACTCATCTACACTCTCAATAAGAGTAGCACCTGTTTCAGGATCTTTCTTCTTTTTAACTTGTTTAACTTTTTTAATCTTTGCAGCATCAATAGGTCTAATCTCTTGAATACCTGCTTTAAGATTATTCTCATCTAGTACTAAGTGATGGAACATACGTCCGTCAATGTACCAACGTTTAAACAAATCATGTCCCATATCTCTAAAGTTAAGCATTGAGAGAACGTTTGTGAACTCTTCATCCATTGCTTTCTTTATTTGATCACTAATACCTTCTACATTATCTAAATTTAATTTAACAGAAGCTTCTTCGAATGTAGAAGAGATAGCTTCGTTAGTAATATCTTCAACAGCAGCATCTACCTCAGGGTGATGAGATACAGAGCGATACTGTCTAATAAGTTGTTTTTCGTCTTTAGACTTTTCACCGTCTAAATCTACATAGGTGCCATAATGCGCACCTGCAGCCGTGACATAACCTGCACCATCTTCATCAACAGGAGGTACAATTGATTGTAACTTCTCTTGTTGTCTATTACGGGCCCGTTTAATCTCAAAGCCAAATAATTTAATACTGTCTTCAGCCATGTTAATTCCTAATTAGAGTAAGAGGGACCATTTCTAGTCCCTCTATCTATTTATAGTGGTCTTACGATGTGGTATTTGCTTCCCAGTACTGTACTTGGAACTCAACAGTGAATCGTTCAATCTCACTCTCTGAAGCATAGCTCAGATCGATTGGTGATACAGCTGTTGGGAAACACCCGCGGAAGTTATATGTCTTAATAATAGAACCATCTTTATCAAGTTGATCTACAATAAGGTCAGCTTCGTAATCAACAACGTTAGTTAAACCAGTATTAGCACTATGTGCGTTCATACCATTCATCCAACGTTCCATTGAATCACGAATTACAAAATCCGTATCGTTTATAATTGTTGGGGACCATGTGTCGAATGTACGGTCTCCAGCCATTTTTAATTGTCTACCTCTGAACGGAACAACAATCGGTGTGATTGTTGAACCAGGTAGCTGTGCTGCCTCGCAGAGGAATGATGTTGTTTCTACATCTCCGCCTGCATATGCTGGGAAGTTGATCGTTGCTTTGAACAGATTTGGTCTAGCACCGCCACCTCTCAACTTGGCTTTAAAATCGTCTACTCCTAGAATAGCCATCTATGTATCTCCTATACCGTGCCTGCGACTTCTTCAAAGTCAACACCAGTTCTAACAGCTACGAAGTTTAGTGTAACGTAGTTGATTGAACGTGCAGGCTTAACGAAGATATTCGCGATGAATTCATTACGGTCAATAACAGATGGTCCGTTGTTTGTTGAGTCACATACAACTTTGAAGTCTGTAATACCGCGGCGACCTTGGATTTCTCTCAAGAATGGCTCTACAATGTTAGTAAATTCAGCGCGAGTAAACTCATCATTGAATTCAAACATTACATTTCTAGCCGCTGCTGCAATTGCTCTTTCCATGACTAGGAACAATCTACGAACATTTACTCTGTCAAATGCAGATGGTCTGTTCAAGAATGTTTTGTCACCGAATAGTAGAATGCCTTGGCCAGGAATGTTTGCTACTGGGTTTAGACCTGCTTTATAGAGCGTATCTCTTTCTGCTTTAGTAGGAGAATAAGCTAAGGCTGTTACACCGAAGTACTGTCCACGTCTCTGACCTGCTGGTGAGAACCATGGTGCAGCATTTGCATCTGTAGCTGCCATAACACCAGCTGTTGTAGAAGCAGCAGGAATAAAGACATATTGGTCGTTAAATTTGTCGTATACTTTTAAGTAGTTATTATCTACAACAACGTATGATGAACTGTTAAATCCAGCTGCTGTTGTTACAGAAGATGTTACAGGAGTTGAGTTATTAACTACTGCTGCTCTATCTGGTGATGTTACTACGATACAATCTTTTCTTGTTGTTCCAGCAATACCTGCTAGATCGTTAACAACTGTTGCTTGATCAGATGCGTTAGCCATACCTGGTGCAATTAAGAAGTCAACTTGGATTGTGTCTGTATCTTGATAAAGATCAAATCCTGTTGCTACTTCAGTTGTTGTTAGTGCTGCAGAATCTACACCACCTGTTAATGATTTAGAAATCGCTGCGCTTGGGTTACCGAATGTCGTACCAGCTGCTGCCGTACCTGCATTTGACATTGTAGATAGATCACCATCCCAATGTGCTAACCATACATATTCTGATGAGCTATTAACTACATCTGCTGCATAGTTGTTTGTTCCATCAGCTGCTTTAGCGTCAGAAGCCATAGATACGAATGCGAATCTTTCTAGAACAGTACCAACTGTACCTGAAATTTCTCCATCTTCGTCGACAACGACCACGTGGCATTCATCTCCGCCACCTGATCTTGCTGCTGCATATGCTGATGTTCCTGGAGCTGCGTCAAACTCACCTTTGTAAGCCCATGCTGCGAAGCCTGCTGCTGTACAAATTTCTGCTTTAAGTGAGTTACCTAATGCTCCAGCCCATTTACCGATCCATGCTCCAACGTTTGTATCGCCTGAGTCTGCACCGAATGCGCCTTTAACTTCATCCCAATGATCTTTGTTGTTAACGTTAGTTACAACTGATGTAGATGATGTTGCGTTTTTAGCTGCTGATGTAAGTTCGCGTACGACGAACATAGCAGAAGAATATCTTAAGAATTGTGCTGCTGACAAGAAGTCTACAGCGCCTGTTGTTGTTGGGGATCCAAACTTCTCGGCAAGCGTAGCTTCTGTATCAACCAGTGTAGCTTTCTTGGCGGGACCCCATCGAAAATTCCCTACGAAGGCACCAGTAGTAGATTGGACGTTTGGGACAAAACCCGAAAGGTCTACTTCTTTTACTGTTATCGCAGGAGATTCAGAGGGACTAAATGCTGCCATTTCTCTTTTCCTTTTGAGTTAATGATAAGATGTCATGATAAGGATGTTCAATTACCGTTATTTATAATCTTTTTATTCTCAGTAATATTCCTCTACCCATGGCTTACCTCTACCGATATTCCATGGATCATCTGGTTCTGGCTCAGGAGTATCAGCTAAACCATCATCATGATAACCCCAATCAAGGATATCATTCTCTATTTCGCTCATTCTTTGTTTAAACATCATTTCTTTCATAGATATATCTGTCATATCCATAAACCTATCACCGAGAGTAAAATATCCAAACATTACTAGATTCATCATCAGATCATCATGATTACCATCAGATGCTTCATATGACTGACCTTTAGCAACGAATGTAGACATCTCTATAATAGTATCTTGATCATGAACTGTAAGCTTTCTACTTTCTACTATATCTTTGATAGTAGAGCAACCTAGACGTTTAACTTTCTTATTCATCATAACACCTAGTCCATTTGCTTTCAAAGCAGACTCTAGATGCAGATTCTCATACTCTAATTCATGATACAATCCGTTACATACAATTGTACCTTGATCGTTATTCTCTACTACAACATAAGCTTCGTTATAATTAAAACAGTACTTATATATTATATTAGGAAACAATAAAGGTGATATACGATTGTTCTTATATACACATACCTGCTCAAATGGTGATACAGATACGTCTATAATATTAAATGTACTATAGTCTCCTCCAACACCCTTTGCAACAT